GGTTTAATGAATATCTCAGCAATAAATTCATTTCTATCAATTACTTCGCCTGTGTTGTTAGTTTCATCACATACTACTAAAAAGTCAGTAATACCTCGTCTACCTTGTATCTCTCTTAGGAAAGGTTCTACAATGTTTCTAAAGTTAGCTCTTGTAAATTCATCATTAAATTCAAAGAGTTGGAATTTAGAAGCGGTAGCGATTGCTTTTTCTAGTAATATAAACAATCTTCTTACATTGATTCTATCAAATGCGCTAGGTGTGGTTAAACCTGTCTTATCACCAAATAAGATTGTACCTTGACCTGGGAACGTAGAAATTGGATTAATACGTGCTGGGTAAAGTATATCTCTTTGAGCTTTAGTCGGGTTATAAGCCAACTTAACTGCGCCTCTAATAATACCTCTGTTAAAACCTGCTGGTGAAAAGAAAGGATCAGCAACTGTGTCCGTTCTAGCAGCAAGTCCCGCAATGTCTCCGTTTAATGGTACAAATCTATATAAGTCACTATATCTGTCGTACATATATTTGTATCCACTGTCGAAAACAGCGTATGAAGACGATCTAATACTATCAAAGAAACCTTTGACGTTAGTTGTCTGTGTGTTTGAGTTAGTTATATTAACTACATCTGATCTTTGTGGTGAAGCAAACGCTATTGCGTCTTTTCTTTCCTCAGCGATTGTAATTATGTTATCAACGTGAGTTGTGCTTCCTGAAGGACCACACATAATTAAACCAACGTCAACTGTTTCACTGTCTTGGAATTTTTCGTAAGCAGTTTTTAGTTCAGCGTCAGTAATTGTAGATCCATCACTACCACCAGATAGTGATTCTAATGTAGGTGTTGTTACACTTGTGAAAGTTGTTCCACTTGCGTTACTACCCCAATTAGTTCCAGATGTATTGTGATCCATCCAATAAATGAATTGTGATTTATTGTAGATTACTTCTGGATAATAGTTAATGTCCCCTTGTGGAGTTTTTGCGTCAGCCGCTTTAGAAAGACTTGAAAAAGCTTCTAACACTCTTCCAGGTGTTCCTGAAATGCCGCCGTCTTCGTCAACTACTACCACGTGGATTTCATCACCTGAACCTGATCTCTCAGATACAAATGTTGAAGTTCCAGGAGCTCTATCAACAGAGTCGTAATATCTCCATCTTCTTTTTATTCTACTATCATCTGCGACAGCTCTTTTTAATCCTCCAGAACCTCTTGGGTGTTGAACGATTGTTAAAGTTGTTGCAGCAACAGCAGTTAGTCTATAAAAATCTCCGTCATCAAAGTCTGTGCCAGATGCTGTAGTTGAGAACTGAATAACATCACCTACATTTAAGTAAGTAGTTGCATCAGTATCAACAGTTACAGATGTGTCACCAACAGCCAAATCAGCTTGATTGACTTGTTGTGAAGTTGAAGTTGTGCTTTCATATGCAGTTGCACTTGGACAAGTTGATACTAACAAATTGTTTCCGTGTGCTCCTGCTGTTCTAGCAGCAAATGTTCCAACAACTCCTTGACCAGATGAGAAATTATTTTGGTAATCATCAGTATTTTTAATCAGCGTGCTTGATCCACTCGCTGACGCATTTGCTAATGACGTATTGGTACCTCGTACTACTCTCAAAGCATTACTATATTGTAAGAAGTTAGCCGCTGTGAAAAAAAACTCAAAGTTAGTTGAGTCAGGTTTTCCAAACGTATCTACTAATTCTTGTTCACTAGAAATCGCAACGATTTCATCAAGTGGACCTTTACTAAATTGACCCGCAACTGCACCAATACTAGTTGATACTGCTGGGATTATATTAGTTAAATCTCTTTCTTGTACGAGAACACCAGGTGATACTTGAAATGCCATAGGTTAATTCTCCTCTAATTAGCTAATTGTTTATGTTTATCAAAATTCGTAAGTTTTCTTACGTCCATAGTCAAACTTTTTATCATTGTAGATATTTATAATATACTAAAACTACAATTATTGACCCTTTCTAACTATCGGTACCCATCTAGTACCATATTCATCTATCGTTTCTTCATGTTCAGGATCGGTGTTTATACCATCATCTACAAACCCAAAAGGTGCCATGTCTTGTTCTATTAGTTTTTCTTGTTCTAAATACATCTGACTTCGTATATTAGAATCAGATAACTCTTTAAAGTAAGGTTGATTTGATAACCACCCAAATATGACTAGACACATAACTAGATCATCATTTGTACCCTCTTCTGCTTGCCAACTATTACCTTTACGAGAAAAAGTTGACATTTCTTCAATTATACTAAAATCGTTAATTAATAGTTTATCACCCTCCATAAGCGTCTTAAAATTCGCACAGCCCACCTTCTTTATTTGTTTTGTCATTCTTACCCCTAGTGACGTACCTCTACCTGAGAACATCGCTCCTAGTATTTGACCCGCTCTACCTTTTTGAGTTGTCATCAATATATTAGGGTATTCTAACTCATAATGCATTGCTTCAGAAATTGATTGACCTAAATCATTTACTTCAACAAGAACGTGTGCCTCATTATACGCCTTACAAGTTTGAGCAACTATATTAGGAAATACAAATGGTTTGACTTCATTGTTTTTATATGTGGCCACTACTTCATAGTTTATCTTATCGCCTATTTTTGTGACATCAAATATTATAAACGCAGAATAATCTTTGTTTGTACCTCTGGCAACATCAACAGTACAAACATAGAGACGATCTTTTGATGGTCTTTTAAACATTTTCAAACCACCTTTAGATTGTATTGGATCTATATAAACTGTGTTTTTAATTTTTGTTGGTGAGATAAGTGTATCAACACTACCTAAAAACTCACATTCAAATTCTTGTGAAAATTGTTCTTCACTAGTATTTCTTATTGTATCTTCTTTCCACTTTTGATCTCTACCTGGTACCTCTGACCAATGTACTTCAATTGGTATATAATCATTTTTTTTATTAGTCGCATCTGTCCATATTTTATAAAATTGATTCATACCATGAGGTGTAGATACTATGATTAGTTTTGTTTTTGTACCAGAAGATATTGTAGGATAAACTGAACTAAAAAACATATCTGATATATTTGCTGGTACGAAAGCAAACTCATCTAAAAATATTATATTATATGAACCACCTCGAATGGCTGACGATGAAGTCGCCGCTGCGACTATGGTTGATTTATTTTCTAATTCAATATTACCTTTATTCCAATTAATGATACCTTGTTGTAACCATTTAGGTAAGTTTTCATAAGCGAGTTGTAAACGACCAAGTATATCTCTTGCCGTAGATGATTTGTTTGCTAGTATCGCTATGTTTGAATTAGGATTAAATAATGCGAAGTGTAAAAGGTAAGATATTGTTGTTGTTGATTTACCTGATTGTCTAGGTAACTTACAAATAGTAAATCTATTATTGTGTATTGTTTCTACTATCTTTTTTTGAAAAGGGTACATCTTAAAAGGTATAAGACCCTCATCTAAAGATACAATACGAACATAGTTTTCCATAAAGTATAGTGGATCATCAGCACACTTTTGATATTCTATTATTTCATCTTTAGTAAACTCAACTGGTGTATTTACTTTTTTTAGATTTGGATTACCTAGATATGCATCATTACTCATATACTATTGCCTCTATGTGAGTATAACCTAATTGAACTGCTCTTGTAACTCTTTGACCACCTTTATGAACACTATATTTTTTCTCTAAATATTCTGCGCCTAGTGCACCAAACCTATTTACATAACTTTTTTTATGTTTAAATACCTCAATAGGTTGTTCCATAATATTAGTTATCTTATCTACACCTTGGTCTAATTTAACATCATACTTATGATAATGTTGATTATAAGTTAAATCACTAATCTTTAGTATTTGTTTTCTCGGGTGTGATATTTTTGCCTTCAAAGTTTTCATTTTCTTTTTTACGTTCGGTATTTGTTTCAACAGTTTTTTTGTTTAACATTTTTTGTAATTCTGCTGTTGATCCTACAAATAAAGCATTCTTAATATTGGCGTTAGCAGTTTTAGGCAACTCTTTTAAATCTTTTAGTTTCTTTTGTAAGTCTTGTAACTTATCAACTGTACCAGCGACTTGACCAATTAATTGTCCAGCAACTTCATAAGCTCTAGGGTGTTGACCCTCTCTGGCAATATCAAGTATACCATCAATCGCCTCTTGTCCTCTTTCAATTAAGTTGTAATAATTTTCTCTACTGTATTTGTAGTCGTTATCAACGTCTTCTTTTTTATTGTCTTCTTTACGAGGAACTGCTGGTTTAAATTCTTGTTTAACGATTTCTTTACTAGGTTCTTTTTTATCAATACCTAAAATTTCGTTAACCTTTTCTTCTAATTTACTCATATTAATATTTATGAGTTTATTTTTTTACCTTTAAACCAATTAGGTAGACCAAGGTGTGGTCTTTGGTCAAACATATTATCATCTGCACCTGGTGAAAACTGATTATTATAATGTAAGAAAACTTGAGCACAATCTTTTCCAATAAACGCTTCACGCCAATGTTCAAGTATCATGCCTTTGTAAACTAACATATCGCCAGGTTTTAATATAATTTTAGTGCCTTTATTATCTGTTTTAGCAGGGAAACCATCTTCAGGTATTCCAACATTTTTTTTATTCTCTAAATAGATTGGCCACTCATCACCACCTAAATTCATTGTCGTAGAAATTTCACAACTAAATCTATCTTTATGTCTATGTAATACATCACCCATTTTATAGATACGTGCATATGAATAAGTGGGATTTAATTTCATACCTGTTAGTTTTTCCATTTTTGGTTGAACAGCAAGTAACAAAGTTTCCATTGCAACATCTGCGTAATGAGAATATGTCTTAGGAACTTGTTCATCATTCCATGTTCCCCAATCATCTGTATAAGGATTAATATATTTAAAATCAAAAAGAGTTTGTGTCACTTGTCTTTTCATCATAAAATAATTGTAAACAAAATTGGCAACCTTAGGATCAACTGCTTCTTTGATTACCAAAAAATGATTTTTTTTAAATCTATCTTTTG